CATTTTGACCGTTGCACTGACGATTACGATGTCACCAATCGTCTTATATGTACAGTTTGCACTTTTGATTTTATCGGTGACGGTTGAATACGGTGTGAGTGTTGATGTACCACTTTCAATATTTGACGAATCGTATTTAGTCGCCAAGGCGGTTTTATCTGCTTTAACAAGCAGAGCGTTGTAAACCGTACCGCTTGTCAGATAACACGGGCTGTTATTCTTTGGTTCGCTGTCGAACGGCATTGAATCGAGCTTTCGGGCAATACTCTTGTCTGTTTTATCAAGCCTTGCTCCAAGCGAATTTTGACCGCCTCTTGCTGTGGCAATCTCTCGGCTGATTTCGACAAAACTGCCAGCACTTTCGTTGTTTATCTTGCTGTTTTCGGCGAGGCTCGGAGTTACCATGACTTTTAAGGTCAGCGGAGTGTTTAATACCTGCGTTTCACCGTTTGCAATCTTAATTTCGATTGCCAGGAAACCCGACATAGACTTGAAATCTTCGAGCGGAACAGTAATAACATCTGCCGTGCTGTTCAGTATGCAAGCGACTGAATCTGAGATTAAATATCCATCAGTTGCAAAGGTTGCAGTTACTGTGCAATCTGCAAAGGTCAATTTTTCACCGCTTGCCGTTAAAGTAACATCAAGATAGCGTGTTGCTTTATCGTTGACATTGACAACACCAACAACATTCGGTGCGTTGCGGTCATTTACATCAATTGTAATTGATTTATGTTTCATACTAATTGCCATTATCTTTTAAACCTCCTTTGAATTTTGAGCAAATCAGACATTGACATACTTAAGTCGCCGATTGTAATTTCTTTGTATTTCTGAGATACACTATCGTAGACCGTTTTTGAAATTCTTCGGCTAAGATTAGTGCCGTCCGGCATTACAACCGTCACTTCGTCATAAAGTTTGATTGCGTGCATTTTTGTAAGCTCATTTTCGAGAGTTACTTTTATGCTCAGTGTTTCCGATGTTTGTTCCGTCGAATAGTTATAATTAGCGACCGCATATCGCAAGGCATCTCTGACTTCTTCGTAGTTTTCGCCGGTGCTTGGGTTTAAAGTGTATTTCTTGATTTTATTGGTACAATCAAATAAATATGTGTTTTTAATACTCCGTTTTAAACCTGTTTCATATGGTTCAGGGCTTGACACGACGACTTCTTTATTATTAGTAGTGTTGCATCGTGCGTAAGGCATAACATGTGTATAGTAGTTGCCGATTTCAGCAGTCTGCTTATAATCTGACACATTAGCGCCGAAAGCTATGCGATAGCCGCTTTTCGCACCTGCTGTGGTGATTTTTTCAAAATGAATATCAAAATTGTTAAAATACAGAACACCGTCAAACTGATTTATCAACCCTTCGTCATCGTCTTTGAAGATATCCTCAAACTTTACCGCCTGTGAATAGCCCAAGTAAATTCTTTTCTTTGCTGTGATTGATGAACTGAAGCTAAACCACTTATATGGGGCTTCCGTAAACCACATATGCAGAGGTTCTCCTACTATGCTGTAGTCTCGCATAAAGTGGTCAATGAGTTCTTTCGGCGTGCCATACATCGATCCGTCCATTGCACGAGGAATTGTTCCGTTCTGAAAGAACATTCTTGACACATGTTCGCCCGACACGGTTAAATCACCGTTTTTATCGACTTCTATTTTTGTGACAAAAAAATACTGTGGCTCGGATACATTATTTACTTTCGCTTTGACATATGAAGTTATTTTAATTTTCGGCGCGAGCTTATCCGTGCTTTTTATTTTCATGCTAAAGCTGTATGTGCCATTTTGCTCCATTGTCGTCAAAAACTCGGTGCATTCAGTCAAAAAACCGAAACCATTAGATTCAAACAATGGTGTTGGATTTTTGTAATAGTCAGCGATGTTATACAAAATAGGGTACATTACAATCTCCTCCAATTCGGTTTAATTTCAATGTCAGTAAACGCATTTGCACTTTTTCCTGAGAGTTTTATTTTATTCCAACCGGGCAAAAACTTTGGAAACTCTGTGCAGATTATGCAATTGTTTGCCAAACTCATGCCGTTGTTGAAAGAAGCGGACTGCTGTTCGGAATCAAGTTCAATATAATCCTTATCCGATGATGTTTTAACCGTAAAAGTTTGGCTATCATTAACCGTCAGCGTCAACGGATTAACTTTTGCGCCTTTATTGATAATCTTGATGAAAGGCTCTGCGGTGTAATTTTCAGGATTATAGACCTCGATTTCTGCGTTTTGTGTCGAAGTTAATTTCGGTCTGATAATCTCCTGTCCCAAGTCACTGTACCAATACGGTATTCGACTAAAATTTATTGTTGTTGACAAGCAAAGGGGGGCAACCTCTTCTATTGGCTCAATTCCTGTACAAATCGCTTTTGTAAAATAGCCAGGGTTATATGAATCCTTAAAGATTTTATACTCGCCGTCCCAAACGGTAAGCCATTCTGCAAACGCTCTTACAAGCTCAGCATTGCTTTCGTTCGGTACAATGTACGGATAACTGTTGACCTCAATCTGCATTTCAACATTATCGAAAACACCATTGTCGGAAATCGCTCCGCCGTTTTTGCCGTAGACAGGGGTAAAATCAAAATTACGCTTTGCAATTTGATATTTAGGAGGTGTAGTTATAAAAAATCCCAATGTCCGCAAATTGGTGCCGTTATATGTAAAACTATGCCTCATCTTTAACCTCCCCATTTTGATACTTCACAGACAAGTGTCTGCATGATCGCATTTGATACACGGCGGTTAAATTCGTCAACATCCATGTCATTATTGATATTTACATCGCCTGCAAATTTAATCTCAATCGTAGGTAAATTTGTAGTAACAGCTTTCAACATTTGACCGTTTACTGTCGCATTTTGGCTTTGCGTGCGAATGTCTGCAAATTTATTGTTCACCGCTCCAATTGGATTACATTCAACCGCTGACAAGGCCCTTGAGGTTAAAGACCTTACCGTCTTTTGTGTTTCGGCAATTTCATCGGCGATTCCAAGACGATAACCCTCGCCGAAGTAAGCTCCAAGTTTCCTCGTCTTTTTTGATGGTGAGTGTGAATCCTGTGCATTTGCAAGAGAAATAAGACCTGTCTCTGCGAGTTGTCTGGCCTGCCTATTCGTTTCCGCGTGAAGACTTCCTGTAGGTCCGCCCTCGCTCAAGCCTTTAATATAGCCCTGAGTAAAATCCTTACCTTTTTGATAGCCTTTGTTGTAACTCTCTGAAAAACTGTTTTCGGCTTTGCTGAGAACCTTTTTGCCTGACTTATCAACTTTATCAAGGGCATCTTCATTTTTCATACCATCACTTACGCCCTCAGTGCCGTTTTTGCCTGCAGTTTCGCCGTTGCCTTCAAGTTTATTGAGTTCACCGGTTGCTTTATTGACAAGCTCTTTTGCATTATCAACCATTTTTTGGGTTATGCCCGGCTGATTTTCGTCCATTGCAGTTTTTAGCAACTCATAGTTTGCGGTAAAGTTCGCAAGCTGATTTTCAAGGCTCTCTCTTGAACCTGTTTCAGCATCAATGAAACCGTTTTTGATTTTCTGCTGTTGCGCATTGATTTCGTCAGCTTTGCCCGTTGCGATTGCGGCAACCGTGCCGTACATATCGGTGTACTTAGCAAGTTCGATTTCTGCTCTTTCCTGCAATTCTTCGGCTTCTTCGACTTGGTCTTTGGTGACACCTTCAACACCGTCCTTGTATGCCGTCCGTAGATTCTCGGCATTTGTCTTAAAATCATTGACCTGCTGTTCGAGAGCAGCTTTGTTACCAGTTGTATAAGTAACAATGTTGTTAGACAAGTCCGACATTGCGGCTCTAATCTCTTCGGTGTTGCCTTTAGCATTTGCCGCTGTGAGATTCTCATAATTTTGGATTGTGGTGTTATAATCAACTACTTTTTTCTGATATTCCTTATACTTGCCATCTGCTTTGTCAAACTCTATTTGTTTAGCCTTTAAATTGTTTTTGGCTTCATTTTGCGCCTCGCTGTAAGCTCTTCCGACGGATTTTGATAAATCTTCAAAATGTTTATACATATTTTCGCCGTTTTGAAAATCTTTGAGTATTTCTTGGTAATACTGCTGAGATATTTTGCCGTTTTCAAACCCCCAGCCTGCATACTTCAAAGCCATTTGACTTGGTGAAAGCCCAGTAACACTCATTTGTGTAACTTTCGCCTTAGCTAAATCTACATCTTTTTGTGCGCTTTTTTTTGCTACATAACCATTTGTAACATCATTTTTTGCGCTTTTTAAGCCTGATACAGCAGTTTGATAGGGCTCTTCAAGTGCTGATAACATAGCAAGCGCTTTTTTTGATTCAAGTGCTTTATCCATAGAGCCTTTAAGGTCTTTATAGGACTGAATAACATTGCCGTTCCAAGTGATTTCATCGTTTGTAACTCGGCTCAATTCATTGGTAATAAATTTTGCTCTGTCCTCGTAACCTTTCTTGACTTTACCGTTTTGGTCTACAATGCCTTGCAATTCGCCCCACAAATTGTCATAATATTGAAATTCGCTTTCAACCTCAGCCGCTGCATCTTTTTTGCTCTGAACATATTCATCATTGGCATCTTTCAACTCTTTGATTTCTTCTTTTGCTTTTTCCTGAGCTTCGTTAAGTTCTTCTTGGGATTGTTTTGCACTGTCGTTAGCCTCTGAAAATGCCCAAATTTCGCCTATAGCACCAACAACTAAACCTGCAACTAATCCCCACAAATTTGCTTTTTGAGCAGTGTTAAGCCCCTCTTGTGAGATTTTAGCGGCATCTGTTGCCGCTTTCAAAGACTTGTAAGCTCCCCACAGATTTTTGATTTCTGTAACTATTTTAGTGGCCTTTTTACCCGACCAAATAGCAGTAGTTAAAACACCAATCTGTTTTAGCGTCGGAATAATATCATCTGTATGCTTGCTCGCAAATTTACAGAGTTTTTTGACTTCCGGAAACAGCGATTTGCCGATAGGATTAATAACATCGGTTTGCACCGTTCTGCCAAGGCTTGCCCAATCAGCTTCAACATCATCATATTTGATGTCTTTAATCTTTTTCATGGTATTTTTGGCCTTGTCGGCGGAGCCATTAACTTTCATTAAAGCTTTTACACCGTCTATGCCCAAATCTTCCCACATCGTACCGAAGAGGTCAACACCTGCCTGATTCTGCTTGACCTTATCGTCCATCTCAAAAAGAGCCTTTAAGACTTCTGATGTTGCGGATTTTGCGCTGTCTCCGCCTTTTGCAAATCTTGCCTGCAAATCCTCAATACTACCTTTTGTGCCTTTGCCTGCTGATTCGAGATTTGCAAGATTTTCTTCAGCAGTTTTTAGCGCTTTTGAATATTGTTCAATTTTATCGGCATTCTTTTGCTTTGTTAATTCGCTCGTCGAATTGTTAAAGCCTTTTTGCTCCTCTTTTGCATAGTAAAGATTTTTTTCGAGCTTTGCGACTTCATCTTTGGCTTTTTGAATGTCCTCAGCTGAGGCTTTTGCGCCGTAACCAAGAAGAGTAAATCCCTCCTGCGTACTCGAGGTTGTATCTTTAGAACGAATTCCAAACTCTTTCATGGCATCGCCAAGCTTGTCGATACTGAAAGTACCTGCTTTAGAGCCATTTTCAAGCGAATTAAAAAACTCGTTTGCATCATAGCCGAGTTGCTTGTAATGTACGGAGTATTCATTGATTGTATCAAGCAAATCACCGTTTTTATTAAGGCCTTTTTGACTGCCCTGCGCAATGAGATTAAAAGCATCTTCGCCTGTTATGCCAAACTGCTCCATAAGCATGTTGACCGCTCTCAAGGTTTCGACAAAATCGTAATCGTATGTATCTCTCAATGTAAAGAGATTTTCGGTCATATCTTTAAGCTTACTTGGATTGGTCTCGTTCGTTGTCTGCTTAATCAAAGCAAGGACATTTGCAACTTCTTCCTGAGATTCGCCGAAATTTCCTTTGTAAACCTCTTCAAGGACATCTTTGTACTTTGTCATCTCCTCGGCGGTCAAGCCGGTTTGAGCCTGCAAGGAATTTAAAGCTTTTTCTTCACTGTTTGCACTTATGACAGTTCCGGTCAACGCTCCGCCAACCGTTGTTGCCGCTGCGCCTGCTTCTTTTAATGCATCACCAACAGCAGATTTGAGATTGTCAGCAGAGGATTTAACGTCATCCATTTCTTTTTTGACCTTGGATAAATCAGTTTTATTCGACTTATTTTCAAGGTTTTCAACCCCATTTGCGACTTTATCAAATTCGTCTCTTGTCTTGTCAAGTTGTTCGTTAAAGGAGTTGAGTTTGCTTTTGGTTTTTTCAACTTCACGCTGATAAGCTCTGTACTGCTCCGTTGAAATTTCGCCGTTTTTTGCCTGCTCTTCAACTTGATTTTGTACCTCAAGCAAGCGGTCAAGGGCAGATTTGCTGTTTTCAATTTGTTCTTTTAGCACTTCTTGCTTTTGAGCAAGTAAGACAGTGTTTTCGGGGTCAAACTTTAATTGTCTGTTAACAGCCGACAATTCGCTCTGTAAGCTCGCCGATGAGGACTGTACAGCTTTTAGGGATTTCTGCAAGTCCATTGTATCGCCTGCAATTTTGACGGTAATACCCTTAATTGTAGATGCCATATCTATCCTCCAACTTTTTGTATCTGTTCATAAACTCGCTATACTGCTTTTCCGAGATTTCTTTACTTTCAAATCTTTCTGTCACGAAAGGCAACACAGATTTCATTTTCTGATATTTTTCTTCATCTTCATGGATGTTTTTATTATTTTGCAATGCAAAATAGGTTTCGATATAATCCAACACAAAACCTATTGTAAATCTTTGTAAATCAGCGACAGTCAGACCACACCTGACGGCATAAGATAAGACCTCTTTCGCCGTCAGGAAAGTTTTAAATCCGTTTAGGTCGCTGTCGCTGTCGCTTTTGGGCTGTCGCTTTTAAGGCTGTCAACGATGAGCTCGATAATTGTGTCAGTCGCCGAAATAGCGTCCTTAATGCTGATTTCTTTCGCCCAAGTCTTAAAGTTGGAAATTGTATCGTCCGCCGTCTTTGCCGCTGCCCACAAAAGCTTTACGGCAGAACCGAACTTTACATCGTTAAGATTTTTAACCAGAACACGGTCGGCATCACGCAGAAAACTGTGGCCTTTGAATGTGTCCTCGTAGATGAGCATTGTGTAAGCCGTAACCTCAACCTCAACATTTTTATCGTTAATAACAACTGTGTCTTTCATTAGCTCTTAGCCGCCTTTGTAGTGTCTGATGAGGCCTGATCTGTAGGAACTGCCGATTTTGCAGCCTTTACAGCCTTTACAGTAGGAGTTACAACGCTTTCGGGCAGAGTATCTGCATATGATGTGTAGCGCACAAAGTCATTGTCAGGGCGTGGTTTTGACGTGATTGTAAATGTTGGGAACTGTGGATCAAAGTTACCCTCTGATGTCTTGTCGTTTCTGCTCGCTCTTGCTGCTACGCAGTCAAAATATGTGTCAATCTCGTAGAGCTTGTCACCTTTGTATGTTTCCTTTGCGGCGAGGAGGGCAAATCTCGGCATCACTTTGATACCGCCCTTCTCAATAATGCCGCCCTCTGTAGCTTCATCATTGCCAAACCAATCTTTTTCGATGTCGTCGACTGCTGAAATAAGCTCAAGACTGATTGTGTAACCGCCATTTGCACTCGCTACAATAATAGGCAAGCCGTCAGCGTAGATTGTGTTTGAATCGCCGATAGGCTCTGCACCGATACTTCTGCCGCCTGCTTCATCGGATTTAAACCAAATCGGTGTTCCGTATGTAATTTCGCCTGTGCTGCCTTCTGTCAGCACAGCATAACCAACTTTTCTGATCGTTTTATTCATAAAATAAACACTCCTTATGTTTTTAAATTCTTTTTATACCGCTCAAATCACCGCCACCAAAAGCTTCCGATGATTTAATGAGCTTTTTTATTCCGCTTTCAAATTCTTCGTGTATTTTTTTCGTCGCAGGAGCAATATGCATCTTCGGCTGTATCGTTCCGCCTTTTTTACCTCTCTTTTTACGAGCTTTTTCAAGAAGGTGTGTAAGCCGATACTCGGGTTTTTCCGCATAAACTGTTTTTTCGTAAAACCTGAATGTTTCGTTCGTGATTTTAATTCTGAACGATTTGCGATATTTTTTTCTGTAGCCGACAGGTGCTTCTTTTTTGATTGCGTTTTTAAGTTCTTTGGATTTTTCGTCAACCAACAATCGCACACCCATTTGGATGTCAGCCGAGTAGGTTGCAAGTTCTTTTGATAAAGTATCGCCGATTCTGTCAATACCGACTTTTTTGTAACTACTCATCAAAAGTCACGCCCAAATTGTAATAAGTTACACAAAGTTTATTTGTCGTGTCCCACGCTCGGTTCGGCTTTTTCCAACCGAAGCCGTTTTCGTTGAGCCATTTTTCAAACTTTGTTTCGCTTGCATGGTCATCTTTCGCTGTGTAGAGTTCTATGATGATTTTTGCATTTAACCAAAGCAATTCACCGTTTGCGTAAGTTCCTGTTTCTTCATCCTTGAAATAAACAAGATAGGGTGCAGGAGTTGATTTGTTGTAATCCGCCTCAACACATTTAATGCCACACGATTTAATGAGTTCGACAAATTCGTCGTAATTCTTAAAAAACATCTGCACCACCCTCATACAGTCCCCTCTGTGACAGGCTCACAATCGAGCAAGGGGGATTTTTACTTTTGTCATGCTGTATCTGTTCGATTTTAAACCTTGTGCCGTCAATGATAACCGCCATATCAGTTCTCAAAGTTTCATCTTTGTGAACATGGATAACTTTTGACAATTCAATATCGTTCTGCTTTGCACCATAAAAACGAGTTACACCGATTTTTTCGTTGCCAAAACGATATTTTTTCAGGCTGTCGGCGATGATGTCATCGTTTTCGTCGGTTTCATAGATTTTCGCAACACCGTCATTAAAGGTTAAAAAATCTATGTTATTCTTCAAAATCATAGCTTTTCACCTCATATTCCTGCCTTAATTTCAGAATTTCGCTTTCAAAATTATGGTCGAACATTTCAACAGCGTTCGAGTAAGCATAACGGCAGTAATCAAACAGCAAACTTCTTGCTCTTGTTGGTCGCTCAAAATCCTCATCAGTTAACAGAGGGTTATAATCGCGGAGGTGCTGTTTTCCATTGGCTATAATTAACTCAATTTTTGACTTTGTACCTTCATCTGTTTCAATGTGTTCGCGGTCGAAATCAAGCATATTAACTACATCGTTCATGATTCCCATTTTTCAACACCTCCGTGATAAATTAAACTGTTGTTGCCTGATTGAGAGTTACCTTAATTTCAGCAGGGTTGAGCACCGAAATGTCGAGCTTGATAAAATCGTTTGTGTGGAGCGAAAAACCTGTTGCATAAGCCTTAATAAGATAAACTCTGTTATCCTCAATAAACTGATACTGGTCAGAGTAATCAAGCTTACCTTCCTTGCCTGTTGAGAGGCAGGCTTTATATCTTGAGAGCTGACCGATAACAGCGGTACCTTCTGTAACCATTTCAGACGGATAAACATTCGTCGGGAAGGGGAAGAGGTTGTTCTTGTACGAGCCGTCTGTGGCAAGCACAGTCGTCGCAGGAATAATCTTTGTGAGATAATCCACAGGATTTACGATGAGGTCAACCGATGTGATGTTGTTTGTCTTGCCGCCCTTGCCCTTCGCAAGCTTGGCAACAACACCCATATACGACTTAATGTCAAGACTTGTGAGCTTTGTTGCTGTCTTTTCGGTGTAAGCGTTTGCCTTTACTGCTCCTTCGGGGTCTTTAAGCATACCAATCGGCTTGCCATTGCCGTCGCCGTTGATAAAACCGTCCTCGAGGGCATATGCGAGAGCGTCCGCAAGGATTCTGCGAACATATGCATCAATGTATATAGCGCCAAGGTCAAGCATATCCTTCGGAACAGGGACAAAGGCGCTTACCTTTGATGTTGAGAAATCCTTTTCCTGAATCGTGCCTGCAAGCTCCTGTGTGATTTTTGAGCTTAAAGCGCCCCACGCGGCGAGCTGTTTTGTGTCTGTGGCAAAAATCGCCTTAACAGAGCCGTATGTGTTTTCGATGCCGATTGCATCAAGCAGCGGATGATTGTTTGTAATGTCCTCAAGCACGGTGTCAAGAATCGTCTGCGGAATTGTAACATCAAGACCAGTGAGAGCCTGCTTAACATCAGCAGATTTTGCCGCTGTTACAAAGTTGTTGTAGAACTTCTGCTCTGCACTTGTAAGCTGTCTGAATCCTCTCTTGGCAAGGATTGTGTTATCGGCAGTTTCACCAATTTCCTGAGCAACGGAAATAATGGACTGCTGAATGCTATCAGCATAGGCGTTGAGAGCCTCGGTCATTTTTGCTTCATCTTTGGAATCAATGGCAGTTTTCAAGTTCTGCGCAAACTTTGCTTTTGCGTTCTTAATCGCATCAAGATTCTTCATTTTTTAAATCTCCTTTATAAATAATTTTTGTTTTTGAAGTATTCTTCAATAAAGCCAAAGCTATCCTTTTCTTCGGGATTTTTCGGTTTTGGCTCGGGTGGTGTCTGTGGTTCAGGCGGTTTAGGCTTTGTACCAAGCATTTTTGCAAGTTCTGCCGCTGCCTGTTTTGCTTTCGGGTTTTTCTTCTGCTGTGCATCATCAACGATTTCTTTTGAATCGGTTAAATCAACCGGATCAAGAATTTCATCACACAAGCCGATATTAAAGGCTTCCTCTGCCGTCAAAAATGTTTCAACATCAAGAAGCGGCTCGAGGGTTTCCCTCGTGAGCTTATCGCCTGCGTGTACAAGATAAGAATTTGTGCTTGCTTCGCTGATTTTGTCGAGCTGGGTTGCAAATTCTCTGTGTTCCTTTGCATTGCCGTAGCAACCGCCAATCGCGTGATGAATCATCATTGTTGTGTTTGACGGCATTACAATCTTGTCAGCCGCCATTGCGACAACGGAGGCGACTGAATAAGCCATACCGTCAATGTATGCAGTGACCGGCACGCTCTGCCGCTTGAGCAAATTGTAAATTGACACGCCCTCATCAACATAACCGCCGATTGAGTTAATATAGAGCTCAATGCCGTTAATTGTTTCGGCTTTTTCGATTGCTTTACGAATATATTCAGCGCTTGTCTTGGATTCTACGAGGTCGCCCCAAATATTCAAGTAGCTCGGCTCAATTTCACCGTAAAGATATATCTGCAAGACACTCTGATTTTCTGCAATCTGTTTGATGTTGTAATTTCTACTTTTCATTTATTTATTCACCACCCTTCAAAGCATTTGCTATTGTTTGGTAATTCTTAGTAATGTAATATGTATGCGCCCAAGCCTCCGAGCAAGGGAGCATATTGCAATATTTTTGAGCCTTTGCAGGTGTCAGCACACCGCTGGCAATTGACTTATCAAGATTATTTGCCTGACTGATTGCGTCAATGTGTCTGACTGTCGTTGTGTCAATTAAGAGATAATTGCCTTTGTTAAATTCGGTGCTACCGAATCTCTTTTTGGTGATTTCCTGCTCAAACATATTTGCAATCGGATCAATTGCATTTCCAATAGCACAATCCATAGCGTCCGAGAGTTGAGAGGCTTCACCGCTTAAAATTGCCGGCGGAATATGCAAAGCGTTTCCAACCACCGTGTAAGCCTCAGTTCTCAATTTTTGAATATCGTTTATTTCGCTGTTTGTGGTTTTTCCCGCGTCTGTTGACGGCTCGGAGTATTTCATCCCCTTAAAAATCGGCATAACGGCATTTTTGTTCGAGTAAAAAGCTTTAAACTGTTTAGCTAAAACTTTGTTATAAGTTTCGGCAAAATTTTCGTCGCCAAAGCTATAATTTTCAAGTTCCAAAATGCCTTTATGTCCGACAGCCTTGTTGTACCTTTCCTGAGCCGATAACATTAACTGCTCATAAGTGTTGCACATGTCGGCTAACAATCCCCTCAGAGCGAAATTATTATATTGAAGATAAATTACTTCACTTTCAAAAAAAGTTCTCTGATATGTAAAATTTCGGCAAGTAACACTGCTGAAAGAATCATCAATCAATGCGTGTTCTGTTCTTGAAAAGCTGTCCGCAATTAAAAGCTGATTGTCGGCTGTTTCGATAACTAAAAGCTCATTGTCAAAAATCAGTTTTGCGACAGCCTGTGTAAAAAATTCGATTTTGGTTTGATGCTTATTTGGCGAATAGTTCCACAGATAGTATTCAGCTTTGCGACTTTCACGGTTATTGTTTACCGTCACAAATTCGCACTTTGCCAAGCTTCTTGCGATAAAATCAATCGCCGTAAATAAAGCAAGTTCGGTCAGGTGAAAACTCTGTTCGGTTGAGTGATTTTCAGATGTAAATTCCGCTGCAACTGCATCTTTTTTGCCGAAAATGCTACGGAAATAATCAATAATTTTCATTTTCTCACCTGCCTTTTTCAGCGTTTTTTATTCTTTCCTCAGCAATTTTGTAATACTTTTCGTCAAGCTCAACACCGATAAATTTGCGGTTTGTATTTATGCAGGCAACGCCTGTTGTTCCGCTTCCCATAAACGGATCTAAAATAGTGTTATTTTCTTTTGAACTGTTTCGGATTATTTTTTCAGTAATGTTAAGAGGTTTAATAGTTGGATGTAACCACAATTTTTTATCTTTTGTATTTAATGGACTTAAATAATATGTTTTTGCATCTTCATAATTTTCTGGAAAACACTTCCCTTTCCCTTTTCTAAAATAAAGTAAATATTCGGTGTCGCTTAAATACTTATTAAAATAGGTGGGCAAAGCGTTCGTTTTGTGCCAGCAAATAATATCAAATTTGCATTTAAGTTGTCCGACATAAAATTTTAAATAATCATATATTTGTGCTTTATTGCACCAAAAATAAGCATTGATTCCTTTCATAACTCGCAAAAATTCTTGTCCGAAAAGTTCAATATCATACCCATTAATTATTTTTGCTTTCTCGACATCCGCTAAAGATTCACTTAATTTCATTTTCTTGTTTACAGTTCCACCACCCTTTGTGTTTAACACATAAGGCGGATCTGTCAGTAACAGGTCAACGCTGTTATTGGGAATGTTTTTCATTAATTCAAGGCAATCGCCCTGAAAAAGTTTCACCATTTTTCATCACCTCACATTAAAATACAATCGCGTTAAAGCAATTCTCAATTTCATCAACCGTCATTGGCTGATTTTGTTTCAGCAAATCAAGCTGTGTATATGCGGCGACGAACGCCATAAATCCATCTGTTTTTCGTGATTTTGGCTCAATCTTTCCGTATATGATATTGCCGTTTTTATCCTCGACAGCCGATGTGTTGTTAGTGTACCAACGCATTAACGCCGAATCGCCCCAAACAATTCGGTGATTAGCGAAATCCGAAGCAATCAGAGGAGCTACAAGCATTTTATCTGAAGGCCTTACAAGTTTTAGATTGTTTCGTCCTTTGCGGTCGCATTCAAAACCCAACTGCATTAACGGCTCTTTGAGTAATGTATAGCGGTAGTTATCTAACGCTCCGCCGACAATGTTGTAATGTTCTTTCTGTTCTCTCAACCAATCAGCTACAATTTCGGGAGGTATTTCCGCTCCGTCAACCCTTTGTAAATCAAGCTGTTGAGCATAAGGGAATTTAATTCTGCCCAAATCCGCAGATTGCGAACAATACCACGAAAACGGCTTCCATACGATTTCACCGTCAATTAAGAACATTAAACCTATTCCCAAAAAGTCGGTCGTTTTCGTATAGTCAATGCCAAATATGCACGGCTTGCCTTCAAGGTCGGGGAGAGGTCTGTTTGTCGCTTTGATATTGTCCCATGAAGTTACAGGATTCGCTTCTGTTCCCTGTGGACGGTTCATTCTCTTCGTCATGAATGAAGAGTTATTATTCGGATCAATTTTCCAATTTTCATATTCCTTCCGAAGTTCTCGGAGTAAGTTTGGGAAATATTGCAAGCTTGGATTTGTCTTATACCAATTTTTCTCGTCGTGAACCTCTTTGTCATCGTTCAAACGGCAAATAAAATAAAGCGTGCCATTGTCAGGCGCATCACCATTCAAGACTTCAAGCCCTCGTGCAAATTCTTGGTCAAGCGGACCGTCTCGAACATTTCCCATAGTCGTCGTGGTCGTCGTTCTTGGCATCGGCTTTTTTCCTAAGCCTGTTGTAAAAACGTCAATCAAGTTGTAGTTTTCGTAAGCGTGCTTTTCATCGAAATCAACCTTACCCGGTCTACCGCCGTCTTTCGTTTTGCTGTTCGATGTTCTGTATCTGATTGTTGAGTTTGTTTTTATATTTACAATTTCGGTTTTATTCCACTTAAAATGCCGCTGCATTTTGGCTGAATTGTTTTCCAAAATTTCGTAAATGTCGTTAAAGCTTGTTTTTGCTTGTTCTTCCGAAGTCGCGCAAATGTCGATGTCGTAGTTTTTAATACCATTCACCGGCGTTATAAGCGCAAAATCCTCAAAAGCTAAATAGCCATTCTTACCTGCGCCCCTCCCAACGATGATTACAAGGTCGGGAAACCTTAAAACACCGGGAGAGGAGTATGTACAATTATGCAATGTAAAACAGAATTTTTCCCACTCGAAAAGTTTATAAGGAAAATATTTCTGCAAAGCTAAATATTTTTCAAGCTGTTCTTCGTCGACGTAAATTTCTTCGTTTTCAAAGACATTTTCAACAAATTTTATCAGCTGAATTTGCTCACGGCAGACACGATATTTACCGCTTTTAACAAGGTCGATGTAATCGTCTATGATTTTACAGTTCGTCATCCGAATCACTTTCGACTTTGTCAATTGACAGCCCCATTTGTGAGAGGATCGCTAAACGCTGTTTGTTGTACATTACGGCATTTTTTACAGATGGGTTGTCCTTCATATACTCTTTGCCTGTGGCGCTGATAGCTTTGTATGTCAAGCCATTTTTGCGGATGTCCGCCTGCATTTTACGCTCAAGTTTAGTGCAGAAGATGTAACTGTCAATTAAATCTCTATAGACTTCAATGTTTGCCCCTTTCAAAGTCAGTTGCTCAATTAAGCTATCCTTGATTTCAGCAATTTTAATCTGCGCCATTTTGTTCTCTCCTCTCTGAAAATTTCTCGTGTGCGTGCGCGAGACCAAACTGTCGTGCCTTTACACCGTTATCCATAAGCCTCAGAATTTTTCGATTTTTTACCCGGGGGTATGTCTTTTTTGATTACCACCGCTCAGCAAACTCATCTTTTAATTTTTTCGATTCGTACTTGTGATGTTCTTTGTAATGACAGTCCTTGCAAAGACACTCAAGGTTGTTGATGTCAAGAGCAAGGTCAGGTCTTGCTTTGAGGTACAGCTTGTGATGTACTGCCTCGCAAGGGCTGTACTTACCCACAGCACGACAGCGTTCGCATTCGTAATGTTCTTTCGCTTTTTTTGCATCTCGAACTTTTCGCCAATCGGCTGTTAAATAGAATCTATATGCCTTGCCCTCACGGATTTGGCGGACGATCCAGTCCGTAGTTACTTTTCGTTTTATCATTACAGTTTAATTTTATAACAGGTTTAATCGCTTCTACTGACATCTTTCTTTGTGCAATATGTACAAATGTTAAGCCCGCGAAGTTTTGCACAAAGCAATCGTGCCTCTTTGAGCCAGCGAAACACCGTGCGCTCGTCTGTATAGTTATTGACAGCAAACTTAGTCACTCTCAAATTTATTTCACCTTTGTGCAACGGTTTTGTTGGTGCAACAAAGTAAACAGCGCTGACAGCTTGACAGATGTAGTCTTTACCGCTATTGGTCAAGGCATTAAGTGTGTCTGCCACAGCAAGCAGGTCAAGTTGTAATGCTCGGTGCATTGTCTTGTCAGCTACAACCTGTGCTTTGCTTGGAAATCCAAGAGAGGCATAAAGTCTAAACTGTGCAATTGTATAATCTCTTGTTGTATCTCTCATATCCTTGCACCTCCGATTTTCTTGTGTTTATGGCTATTGGCCAAGTAAGTAAAATGAAAAGACGCACCCGTGAAGTCATTTATCCACATTTCGTCTTTGTAAAAATAATATCCTTCGGGACAAGGCAAAGCCTCACCTCGTTCGAGTTTTCTGTATTCTCGTTTTTTCCCTTCAACAACTTTGACCTCAGGCTTATTGAGATTGCGAGATGTTTTCAAGCGCTTCTTACCATTGACATCTTTTCGTATGTATTTTGCAAGGTCAGCATAATTGCCGTTTTGGTAGAGCGGAGTAAAATTTATTCCGTTTTTCCATGGCCAACATTCCATTAATATTTCTCTGACACAATCCTCAATTACGATGTGCAAATGCCAGTTTCTACCGAGTTTGCCACATTCGCAGTACCCGAGGTACTTAAATTTAATTTGTTTTTTATCTGTCCTGCGTTTGATACGCTTGAAAAAATTCGACACAACCCTCTCAAATTCATCTTCGGTAAATTCACCAAACGGAGCGGAGAACCTTGCGAACCAGTCGCCCTCAGAGAAGTTGCAAAGGATAAGTCTCTGTGTGTGTTGTTCTCCTCTGATACGGTTTGCTTTGGCTTGCTTTTCGTTTGTTCGGGATTGATTGATTTGTCGAGCAAGATTTTTCTTATTACGTTTGCGAAATGACTTATAGTATTTGACCTCGAGCAAAGGACCTGATTTAATTTCACACTTGTATGTAAACATAGTTAAACCTTTATTATATATGTAAATGCTAAAACGGTCACTTAATTAATTCCTTGAGCAGGCTATTAAAGGAGTATCTCAACTCCTTTTTTGTGACTATTTATTATTCTGTTATCGTATTAAAAAGTCAGATGATATAAATATGCAGTAGTCCGTCTGACCACCGAACTACTGCTCTGTGCAACCTTGCCGCTGCAATTGTGTGTTTAATTTTTGGTGCATTCTTTTTTATAACAGCTTAATCAAAGCGGAAGTCGTCACTTTGATTACTTTTTGAATATAGGATTAACTTGATTTGAATTTCCTTTAAGATTTTGCACACGGCAAGAATATTGCCTTACCTTAAATGCCGAAATATTCTTTGTAGCTTTTGGCAATTCCTCGACAATCATCCGACTTAACCGGCACGTGACATGCTACCTTTCTAATGTTATCAGCATCCAATTCTTTAAAAATTTCCGATGCTCTCGTTTCTTCTGCCAATTTATAAAACTTAAAAAGCAAATCCACAAATGGTATGTTGCCGAACTCATTCAAAAATGTTGTATCGTTTTCGGTTAGTGTTTTTAAACATTTTTCTTTATATGTATCCGATGCGTCTGACAAAATGAAAAGTTTGTTATAAACATCATGCTTTGTGAGAAGGTCAATTATTTGTAAAGCAATTTGCAATACATTAGTATCGTGTTCGGCAATCGCCTTTGACAACTCCGTTAATTTGCAAGAAGTTTCTTTCGTCCTTTTTATCCATTCGATGTGTTCCTTGTTTGCAAAAAAAGTGTCAGTCCTAAACCTGCGATACTCTTGTAGGAGCTTGTATTTGGCCTTGACACAAGACTTGGCTGATAGCAAGCCTATTTTCGTACAGCTATACACTGCGGACATTGACAGAACAAGCCATCTGTTGAATATATCAAGTTTATTGATCTCATTAACGTCAAGAGCACCGTCGATAAATGCAACAACGAGCTTGTCAAGCTCCGATAATGTTTCTGCCGGTGCTGTTGGCTTGTCCTGTATTTCCGCTGCAACTGTTTTTTTTGATTCAGCCATTGTTGCTTACCTCACTTTCAAGCCATTTTCTAATAATTTCTTCATTTTCAAGACAAGGAGCATCACAATTTTCGCAATAACCGCAAACATTGTTATTTAATGTATCAAGCATAATATCAAGCATAAAATGTGTCATCTGCTCTTTGCTCATTGATTTGATTTTTTCAAAGTTAGTCATTTTGTCTGTTCTCCTTAATCAAACAACATCTTTTATATTTTTTTCCGCTTCCACAAGGACAAGGTGCGTTCCTATGACTATTCTCAGGTGGGTGATATGTAACGGTAGCGAGAAAAGATAGATTACAATCTCGTGTATAATACTCACATATGTCAGCAGGCTCTTTAGTTATATGGGCTTTCATTCTTGCTCCCCCTTTCTTGCTCATTCCATAATTTCAAAATCTCGTGATATTCTTCATCGTTTAAGTTAAGTCCTGTTTTTACATCCGCATTTATTACAATGCATTGTTGCTTACCCCCTATCCATTTTTGCGCCACAGTAGGGGCAATATGGATACAATCTATGTTTCGCCATAATGATATTTTTATGGCAGTTTGTGCAAATAAACCAAGCACAATCACAAATATCTTTTTCAAAATTCCACTTTCCGTGTTTAATCTCTTGCACATCACACACGGTTGCTTCGTTGGGTTTACTACCGTCAACTTCGATAATATGCTTAACTGTTTCAGCATTTCGTTTTGAATTAAAGTATATCGTGTTTACACTACCGTCTGCGAACGGTATATCTAATGCATAATCACCGCATACCTCACGGATTTTTAATTTATTATCCATCATCATTTTTCACTCTCCTTACCTGTTTTATTTTGATTTTCAAAGTAAAATTCAATTGGATTGTCCGTCTTTTTAATCAATCCGTACTTTACAGCTAATCGAAAAATAAAGACCTTTTCGAGCCTCGAAAGCAACTTTCCTAATTCTTTTTTTAAATCTTCGACTGTCCTTGTCGATTTGTAAAAATTGCACATTCTGCAAGCAGGATTATAATTTTCGATGTCATTCGCACCATTGTACCAGTACACGCTCTGTATATGGTCAACTTGCATGTCCTTTAATTCGAGTTTACAGCCGCAGTATGCACACCTTCCATTGTACTTCTCGTAAACTTTAAGCCTTGTGGCTTTTGATATTGATTTTCTCTGACTCAACCAAATCACTCTCCTTAATCAATCATTTTTTCTCCTAATTTGCGTAATCGTACAAACCGAGCGGTTTAATTTTTCTTGCGGCGATTTGCGCTACAAATTCTCCGTAACTGTAACTTGTGCCGTGTTTTGCGTTGTAATCGGCACAGTAAAGACACATCCTGTCTATTCGGTCAAGTTTCTTCTTCCTGCCTCGTTTCTTTTTTTCTTCACTCATTTATATCACCTAATTTTAAATACTTTAATATTTTTTCGCTCGCTTCTTCGCAACCATAACATACAGCGACAGCATATCCTTGTTCATTCAGGCTTTTAAGCCATTCAGCTTGTTTTTCGGTTGGCTTGTTTTTACCGTATTTCAATTCGATAAACAATCCGTGATAGCCTCCACGGCTGACAGGCAGAAACAAGTCAGGCACACCTGCTTTCACCCCCTGCCTTTTTAGGTTGGCCGCTTCAAGTTTATTTCGACTTCCGCCGTTTGGAATGTGAAACATCAAATCAACTTCTGGATATTCTGTTCTGATGAAGGTTGTCCATTGAAATAACTTCCGCTGTTGGTCAGCTTCATACTGCTTCATCGGCAGGTCATCCTTTCTTGTTTTTCAAAATCATATCGCTTTCAATGTATAATGATTTCAATTGTCTCACAAAATCTTCATCAACAATTTCATAAGCACATATAAGGCCGTATGCAATCATTCCGAATTTAACGGCAAAATAGGGAGCTTCTTTACTTTCGACTTTGCTTTTGTTGAAGTATTGCGTATTTTTTCTGTGCTTGATGTAGACGAGCTGTTCTGCAACCAATGCAAAAATCAGCACTTTTTCGTTCAAAAAAATCTTTTCCACAACGCTTACAATGTTGTACGGGTATTCTTTTAAACGATGTGCAACTGTCGCAATCTTTTTCGCATGCAATACAACCTTTGATATTACTCCAATTCAAGCACATATCCTTTTGCCAATATTCACTGTATTCCTCATCAACATTTGAATTCATTTTTGCAACACAACGTAAATCTCCTGCGATGATTGATAACAATAGATTAGCTTTGTTTTTTTCTTCGTTCGACATAAGTCGCTTGTATTTTAACGGCTTGTCAGGCGTTCCGTCTCCAAAGTTTCCGTTGCCTATGTAATTTCGCACTTTATCAAGATTTTCCGTGAGATACTTATCGAACACACGTCCTCTGATAGCCTTAACTGATCGACCGATTCTGTCGGATATTTCTTCATATTTGCTTCCGCATTTAATCATTTCGCCAAGTAAAGTGTATTCTGATTCAGTCCATTTTTGATGGTTATCAGCTTTTACAGGACGGTATTTGATGTTTAGGTCATTAATTCTGCGCTGTATCGCTCCTTCGCTACGGCACAATATTTGTGATAGCTCTTTGTAACCATACTTTTGCTTTACAAGCAATTCTTTGAGAAGGTTGTCTTCTCTGTTCGTCCACGGAGTTGCTTTGATAAATCTGTTCCTTAATATGTCTGCCTCTCGTTTTTGATTTACCCAATCAGGCTCAGGCCCCAGTTGATATTTTTCGAGTTTTGAAAAATCTAAAAAATATTGATTTTTCTCCGCCCACATCCAAAATTCATCTATGTAAACAACGATAAAATTTGTTTTTGAACTTCTTGATATGTTGTGAGTAGGCAGATTCCTATTTTTTACCCACGATGTTTTCAAATAAGTGGCAGAAGTGTTTGGACGAATGAGTTTATAAAGATTGCTTATTGTGATGTATCTATAGCCATTAGCCAAGAAAGGTCCTAAGTTTAACTTACCGGCTTTTAGCCTTATTGCACATTCGGATCTATCAAGGTGTTTTGTTATGCTTGACATATTAACATTACCCCAAGCAGAAATAAGATAATCTATTTCATCGGCCGTCCATGTTTTATTTAGCCTCGACATTTTGTAAATCTACCACCTTACGATTTCATTAAGCTGTTTTTTAATGATTTGTAAAAGCGCCTCTTCTTGCATAGATTCATACCTTCTTATAGCAGTTTTGAATGTGAAACATTGGAGTTGTCCCACCTCTTCATTGCATTGTATATTTCAGGTTCTAAATCAAATGTTCTTCCAATATATCTAACTTCGTCGAAATTAAAAAATTGATTATATCCATTTTTATTAACTTTGATAACATTGTTGTTTATTGCATAATCAGAAACATCATCAATATATATGCTTGAACCGTCTTTAAATTTTATTGTGATTGTGTTTACATACATTTTTTCGCCTAATGCGGAACATCTGCACATGCTCCGCTTTTACAATGTCAGAATTTATTTAAAGAGGAGTAAAATGAGGGTTATATAACGAGCTGTGCAGAGCTTGTTATTAGTAAATTAATTCGGGCATCTGCACATGCCCGAATCGGTAATATTACTGAAAGAAAGGTATGTATATGAGTTATCAAAAGAGGGAATCTATAATCTCGCTGTGCAGAGCGTGATTAACTTATTTAGTTTATTTTACTTCACCTGTTGTAAAAATCGGATGTGTGCCGTCACGGAGTTGTATCTCCTCATCAGACATCACATAGCCGAGTTTGCAGAGTAAAGCATAAAATCTGTTTAAATCCGGGTTGTTTTTTCGGCTGATCGTTTTGCTGCTATGCCCTACATAAATAAAGCTTAAAATTTCATAACTTCTTTTGCACAAAGCGTATGCCGTCGCCATAAGCATTCTACCGTTGTTATCGCTCCAGTGTTCGTTGATGTATCTGTCCATGTTTTCATCATCCTGATTCTCGACTACTTCGCCAAATCTGTATACCTTACTATCGGCGCCTGCCGCCACTTGGGCGACTATAAACTTCACAAGCTCCTGCTTTTTGCTGCCGTCATTGAAATTCGTATCAAGCATAAAGCCTCTTCTGAGAGCTTCACAGCGTTCATCTATTTCTTCTGCCTGTTTAGCAAGCTCGTCCCATCTCTGCTCTTCAAGCCTTCGCTTTTCTTCTTCGGCATCGTTCTTTTCCTGTTTTTTAAATGCTTCGGCATAAATATAAATATTTGAGCCGTAAGCAAAATAAAAATATCTTTTTCTGCCGTCCGAAAAATCTTTACCGATTAAGTCTTTAAGCGCAAACATGCCCATGTAGTCGTAGTCGTTCGGGATTTCGGTGAATCCCTGCACTTTGATCATTCCATGTTCAAGACAGAGCTTTTCAATTTTTTCTTTTTCTTCAGCTGTTTCCTGCTTCTTAACAGCCGAATACAAGAGATTGTCAAAATTATTTGTACCGATTGATTCGAGCAGTTTATTTCTCGTTTCAATGTCCTTAATCTGATTCAATCGGTCATAGTCTGCAAGGGTAGGCTGTCGGATCTGACTTTCCTTGAATGCCTCTTCGTCAAGCTCGCAGAGCTTTACTCTTCTTCTGATTTTGCTTTCGGAAAATCCTGTTTTCTCTGCAATCTCTGCGACCGTATCACCGAGGTCAAGCAACAGCTGACAGCCCTTAGCCTCTTCGTATACGGTCAAGTCTGACCGTTACATGTTTTCGGTAAGCATTGTCGAAAGCTGTTCTTTTTCGCTCATTTCAACGACCGCACACGGCAGTTCGGTCAAGCCTGCCTGCTTTGCCGCTGCTAATCTTCTGTGACCGATAATGACGGTGAACTCCGTCCAATCGTCATTCATCGGCACAACGGTCAGATTTTGCAAAATTCCGTTTGCCTTAATGGATTCTGCAAGCTCCGTCACATCGCCGATAACCTTTCGAGGGTTCTGTGGATGCGGGTGCAATTTTTCAATTGCAATTGTGGTTAATGTCGGTTTTCTTTCCATTCTCTGTGTTCCTTCTTCCTATTTTTTTCATCATTTACTTCTTCGAGTTTTGTTCGACTTTGCGACAAATGTAATCTTTGAAATCATATCTCTTCATTTTCTCCAATCTGATTCTGTCGCATTCATTTCTGTACTTGAGGTATTTTTCACAGTCGCTATGGCATGTGACCGTCCGATTCTGACAGCCGTAGCACGGTGATTTTATTCTCACCATTACAAAGACCTCCTTACAATCAGACGTCCGACACTCCGACGCATTCAAAGCCGATTGCTTCGGGTTCAGACGATTCATAGGCTTTGAGCTTGCGGACAAGCTCTGCGTTTTTTGCTTTTTCTGCAATGTACAAGGATGTCACCTTGTCAAGCTTTGTCTTTGTTTTTTTTAGGCGGCTGTTCGCAATGTCACGCTCCTGTTCAGCACTCGCAAGGCTCTTTTGGGTGTATTTAAGCTGGATTTCATTTTCCTGATGCTTTTTTCTGAGCGACCTTTTTGTTTCAATATCTTTAAATGCCATAATCGTAATGCTCCTTATCAGTTAATGTTGTGTAGATTTCTCTTTCAACAAGCACGCAATCTTTGCATTCACAAAGTGCGGTCGTTTTAAGTCTTACGGTTCCACCGTCGGTAAGCTTTACCGCTGAATCGTCACGGTGTTTGATGTACCATTCGCCTTCAGCAAACAGGACAAAGATGTCGCCTTTTTTAAGTTCGCCAAATGCCACATATTCACGGCTGTTTGCGATTATATCCATTTTTTAAGTCTCCCTTAAAAGCTGTCTTAACAGGCTGATTGATACGGTGATGTCCGCTCCGCTTGCATAGGTCTTTAGCCGGTCAATCGGTATGTTGTAGCTCCAACGCCCTGAATCACTCTGAACTGCCGAGCCTATCGGCAAAGTCTGCTTTTTAAGTCCTTCATAAATAAAATTAAGCGCAACTCCGAGATATTCAGCCGCCACGGTCGGCGGTACATCTCTGTACTCCTGATTTGTTTTAGGGTTGATAAGGATTTTGTCGTTCATTTAATCACCTCATTTTTGTTGTATATTGAACTTTTTGATGTTATAATCAAGCAAAGGAGTTGATTGTTATGTGGGTTGTAATTAGTGGGATTTTAGGTATATTAGGCTTTTTGATTTCTCTGATAAATCTAATTCAATATTTGCTGTCACGCAGAATTAATTTAGAAATTCAGATAAAAGAGTGTATTCTTCGTCCGTATGTAATGGGTCAGAAAAAGCTGATTTTACATTATCAAACGAATAATAAATCCAATCTGCCGATTACCATTACCGATTTGCAAGTTGTTTTTGATAATGAAGTTTACAACGAAAGCATTTATACATTTGAAATATTTGCTTGTGAATATGTTACAAGAGGTAAAGTCAACTATATTCCAACTTACAACGAACATTTGCCTATAAATCTTCCAATGCTTTCTTCACATGCAGGTTATCTCGTTTTTTTAGTTCCCGAAGATACTCCTGCAAATGTTTGTAAAGATTTGACTTTGAAAATTCGCACCAATCGTCATAAGGAAGTACGAAAGACATTCGCACCGAATGAATCGGTAGTTCTCCGCCGTATTTCTCTAAAGAAATTTCGTAAAAATCACTCTGAATAGGATAAGCAGGGTGTTCAAAGGGCGATTGTCGGGTCGGCATTGCCTTTTTCTTTTTATTACGGTTTTTAATAAATTTTGAGAGCATTTTTTATCACCTCAAATCCTACTTAAATCTTATTGTCTTGCCGGCGGCTTCTTTGGAGCAGTCGGCAAGTTCTTTGTCTGTGGGTATTCTGAAATTCTTCATACAATAAACCACCATTGCTCTTGTAGCAATTTTCCATTTTACAGCTTTTATGATTGCCACTACTGCTACTACGGTAGCAACTACCGCATATATGGTTAGTGCCATTTTTATCATTCCTTTCTGAGGTAATAAGTTAAGCAGACTGCTTAAAAAACTGCCTTGGATCAACATCAAGCACTTGACATATTCCCAAAAACTCTTCTGCTGTAACCTTACGGTTGGAATTTAATATTCTTGAAATTGCATCAGCGGTCATTCCAGTATGCTCACACAAATATGATTGTTTAAGTCCTTTTTCTTCGACAATCTTTTTAAGTTTTTCGTTCACAGTCATACCTTTTACCTCCTTTCAACTGTTAAATGCTACATTTTGTAGATTTCATTTTAATAATAATCTAACATTTGCAGATTGTCAAGAGATTTTAAAAAATTTTTTCTACATTTTTCAGATTTTTTTCTTGACAATCTGTAATTAGCAAATTATAATAAAAGCGTAGATAAAACATCTATAAAAGGAGAAACAAAGTGTCAAGAGAATTTATAGCACAAAAATTAAAAGAGTTAAGGAAAAAAAGCGGATTAACCGCCGATGAAGTCGGAAAATTAATAAATAAAAGTGGAAAAACCGTAAATGCGTGGGAAAACAATCACGGTCAACCTGATGCAGAAATTTTAATCGCACTTTGTGATATATATAAAGTAGATGATATTCTTGCAGAGTTCAGAGAAATGCCAAACAAAAGCAATACTATGATTTTAACCAATCATGAAAAAGATTTGGTTTATGCTTATCGAAATCACCCTGAACATCAGTACACAATTGATACTATTTTAAAAATTAACGATAATCTAATACCAACGGTTAAAGCCGCACGAAGTGACGGTAATAATCAACCTATTGAAATAGTTAATCTTCCTGATCTCAGTAAGTTTGAGCCTGACGATACAGATTTATAATACATAATAAAAAACACCTCATGGGTTAAAATACCGATGAGGTGGTAAACTTGAATTATGAAAAATACAAAAACGCACGCAATGCCTCTTGGCAATGCTTAATCGACTACAGAATTAGCAACTTGCCTGTTAAAGTCAGTCAGATAGCAAAAAAAGCCGACATTGTTTTGTTGAAAAATTCGGCAGTCAATCTGCTAAGTGAAAATGAGAGTGGAATAACTTTGATGCAAGATGATAAACTTTATATCATATATGCAGATGAGCAATCCCCTCAGCGATGTAGATTTACAATTGCGCATGAACTCGGTCATATATTTTTAGGTCACTTGTTTAAGGAAAACGGCAACGGATTTGCAACAATTGATGATGCTGAACATTCAGCAAATGTATTTGCTCGGGATTTACTCGCCCCTGCCTGTGTCCTTCATGAACTGCAAGCGTTAACTTCCGCTGCAATTGCAAATTTATGTGATATTAGCTTTGAGGCGGCGACCTACAGGGCTGAACGAATGGCAGAGCTCGAACGCAGAAACGCCTTTTATCTGCACCCTCTGGAACGGCAAGTAAAGGAGCAATTTGCAGAATTTATAAACAAAAGAAAAAACCTACCATAGCGGCAACTATGGCAGGTAAAATAGAAATAGTGAGAAGTCTGAACTTCTCTAATATTATTTTAATACACGATATATATTTTGTCAATATATATCACAAAAGAGGAGGATTTATATGAGATTAAAAAAGTATTTTGCAATCTTATCAATTGTGGCAATTTGTTCAACCGCTCTTGTAGGCTGTTCTTCTGCCACATCTGATGTTTCCGAAACAACTACCGAAACATCAGCACATTCAGATGTCGAACCGCCAAAGGATTATTACAGCGATATTGATAGTTCTTCTGATGTTTCTGATTATGAAAGTTCCGATGATGTTTCGTCAGACTCTGAACCCGAACCAAACACAACCGAAATGGTTGATTACATTGCAAGCGAAGCTAAAAAGGATGCAAAAGCAGCTACCGATGAAGATATTCAGGCGGCTGTTGATTGGTTAAAAGCTAATAAATATAATTATTTTTCAGGCAACGAAAATATGGAAAAGACTATGTATTATGGATGCTTGCTTGAAGAAAAATATATGAATACAGAAAACGATTACGAAAAAGTAGGCTTCCAAGCATATAAAACAGTTAAGTATGTTTATAGAGGTCTTGAGTCCATTAAAGATGCACATGACAACCTTTTAGAGCTACAAGAAATGGTTGATGCATTATAAAAATAAAAAAACCGCCCTGACCTGTTGGCGCAAGTCGGAGCGGAAACCATTACAACGGGTGCAATGGTACTTTTTAGAGCAATAATATTGTACCACAACCCGTTAAAATTTACAAGGTTTTAACGGGATTTTTGCGCCCATTTTTAGAGGTGCTAAAATGAAAAAATGTATAAACCGTCGGTGTAACCGAGAATTGCAGGACGATTTTGTATTTTGTCCTTACTGCGGTAAAAACCAATCGGCTGACAAGCCGAAAAACAGACGGCGAACAAAGGGTACAGGAAGCATTTACATTCGCAAAGACAGCAAATCAAAACCGTATGCCGCTGCAAGCAGTGTCACAGGGAAACAAGTATATTTGGGAACTTTCGCCACAAAGCGAGAGGCAGAAAACGCACTCAAAGATTATGAGTACAATCCCGTCAATGGCTTTAATATGACACTTGAGCAATTACACGATAAATGGGTAAAAACTAAAGCATATAAAAAACTTGGTGACAGCGTGAAAAGTAACTATGCAAGTGCTTATATCAAGCTAAAGCCCTTGTATAAGCGTAAATTTAGGGATTTACGCACATCAGACTATCAATACATCGTGGATTATTATGACAACCCACATCACGAGGTCGGCGCAGGCGGAAAACTGAAATATCTTTCACCAAACGGCAAAGGTACTTACAAGGTCACGAACACACCGAAAATCTGTCAGGGATTAGGTTACTCAGCTCTACATAAGATTAAATGTTTTGTCACCAGTCTTTACAATTTTGCGATGCAAGAGGATATTGTAAATAAAGACTACGGCACATTTATCGAACTTCCGGAACCCGAAGAGGTAAACGCTACACGCTTCACCGACGTGCAGTTAGAGCTAATACGACAAAACATAGGCAAAGTGCCTTATGCTGATTATGTCTATATAATGTGCTATCTCAATTTCAGAGTGACCGAGTTTTTGTCACTTACAACTGACCAATACCATGTAAGTGAGCAAGGAATACCTTACTTTATCGCAGGCATAAAGTCAGATGCCGGCAAAAATCGTATTGTTCCTATCCACCCTAAGATTTTAAAATTGGTTGAGAATTGTATAAATAATAAAGGTGAAACAATCTTCTGCCGAACACACGAAGGTTCAGAGTTTGGCAAAGCGATGAACAAGGATTATTTCTTGAAATACGGTTTTCGTCCGGCTATGCAAGCCCTCGGGTTGGGTGATGAATTTACTCCGCACTCGTGCCGTAGGACCTTTTCAACCAGGATGTCAGCGGCAGGAGCGAGGGAAGAAGATCTTATCGCACTTATGGGCCATACAGATTACAAAGTTGATATTAACCATTATATCATTCAAGAGGTTGACACGCTATACAACGCTATCAAATTGCTTGCATAAAATAAGCCGTCCGATTATATTTCGGGCGGCTTTTGTTGTAGAAAATCTGTAGTTTATCTGTAGTATAAGAGATTAAAAGGCATAAAAAGAAGTAAATATTTTTAAAACTTAAAAAAGTTGTAAA